TTTGCAGAATCGGCCTCGCCTCGGATCACTCCGAAGTTTGATTACCTATTCCGCAAACTGAGAAAAACTATATAAGATAGAAAATAACTCAGGTTCCGGCTAGGTAAAGCGAGACCTCTGGCTCTTAAAGGTACGACCTGGTGTAAAACCTACGAGACTAATCTCGTAGTAAAATTACCAGTCGCTCTAAAAGAGTCGAGAAAAGTCTCAAGACGCGCTAACGCCTCACACTAGGGCCGTCCTAGTGATTCAATTAGCGTCTCTTGTGAAGACACTAAAAGTATCGAATACATTTTATTTTAATTAATCGTAAATGTATTCTTACAAAATTACGATGTCCGATGTTTATAGTGTTCGGACAACACTTTGACAACACGAAGCCTAAGAGGCTTCGGTCAGGCTGTACTCATAATAAATGGGTACACCTGTGAAAAAGAAAAGGGAGAAATCCTCCCCCACAGCCGCATGCTCTTGGAAAACAGTTCCAAGTCGCTCAGGCTGTGGCCCAGTGGTGTCAATCAAGACATCAGTGGTCCTGACCGTATGTGAATTACAGTCAAGATCCTGAGCCTGGATTGTCCTGGACGCCGAAAACCTTTGAGGATAATAATACGGGAGCTCAGCTTCAATCGTATTGTTAATCGACAAGTTGGTCGCGGCAATACCAGCACCAGTGGAGTTACCAAAACGTGAAGAAAGGTACTTCTGGATGTTTTGTCTCGTTTGTGTCAACGAGTAGAAAGTGAAGTTAAAAACTCCATTTCCACTTCCAGAATAACCTTCCCTAACTACATAAGGTGATTGAGTAGTGTTAAAGGCAGAAAAGAAGAACTTTCTCCTCATAGCACCACGGTATCCAGCATAAGCTGGAGTAAACCATGACACGTATGGGGTTGGTCCAACTGTCAATGGTGTTGTGCCATCGGTAGCAAGATCAATACCTTTAGGATCATATCCCGTGTAATACGGCATATTCTTATTCCTAACACTATTCAGCCGAAGGGTGTCTTCAGCAGCTTGTGAAGGGTTCCAAAACCGAGTAAACGTATAACGCTTACACAACTCTCTGATAGAGCATGGTGGATCACCATAATATACCAGATAGGTTGCATCAGTTTGGTCTCCTTTCTTTGCAATCTGCATCATTTCACCCGAAGCAGTCGGCTTATCACTATCTGTAGAATCACCAGTTTCAGTATTAGGTTTGCTACTTTGCGATTCAAGTGGTTCCTCATCATCATCCAAATACTCAATACGAGACTGGGCGTTAAGAGGTCCAGAGAAAAACAAATGGAAGTTATTAAACTTACCATTAGTAGGTCCTGCCAACTTGAAATCGTCGCAAGCCGAAACATAAACATTAATGGAAATCGGAGCATCAATATTAGGGGAGACAAGTTCGTTAAGAACTGCAAGCTCCAAAACTCCATTACCTTGGTCGCTGTTTGCCAGCAGACGTGAGGAATCTGAGAAATTCGATCCTGTAGAGTAGGGCTGTCCGCACTGTTTCCAGGGAGCGGCTTGACCCCAGCCAACCACAATTTCGAAATCATCTGTTTCGGCAATGTCAATAACTCGGGAATAATTCGTGTTATAATCAACCGACGACGTGAATTGATTTGGGTCCCATCGCACAAGGATACGACCTTTGTGAAAGTCGCTCTTGACGATTTGAAACCGAAATTTAAGAGAGCCTTGCCACTGCTCAAAAGCAGTAGCCATATGCGCCAAAGGCGTCATATGAATCTCTCCATTCACATTGTCAAGTTGCATTGGCAATACACGAGTATTCCAAAGCAAGTCATCAACTGCATCGGACGGTGACCACGCAAACTGCGTGAGATAGGATTCTCGCTTAACATAATCGAGAATACCCATTTCGTCGGATCCGTCCAGTCCGACTGTTCTGGAATCCACAGTAACTTCTGCCTTTGAATCCAAAGTCAACTTCATTGCAGCATCAGCCGCATCAATGTTGGCTAAGTTTCCAGTAGGCGTGGGCTTATACTGAGCGATGTCTGTAATGACATTCGGTCGGCTATACCCGAAGATCTGTGCAACCTTACTAACAGCATTAGACCCAATTTGAGTCGCTGTCATGTAAGGACCAATTACAGGAAGATTAGTAAGTGCACCTGCAGCTTTCGCAATCGCAGATGCTGGTTTGGAAATAATTCCAGACCCATACTCATCTTTGGCAGCAATATTATTCTTCTCATCCTTCGCAGATCTGCGACCACTTTGTGAAACAAGTGGTGGATCAGACTGCGTAGGAATCGTAAGAACAACATCCTCTGCCCAAATGTAAGTTGTGACTGTAACGGGATCGTCTCCTCCATTCGCATGAAGAAGATTTCCAAATGAACTAATCACAATCTCACCCATATCATTCCAATCTGCAGCAGGAATACTCAAATAATTCTTGGTCCAGAAAAATGGCAGAGATAACTCTCCGCCACTATTCGTAGTAGGGTTCAAGAAAAAGTGTGGCTTTTGAGATGCCTGAATCAAATCTTGAGTGATAAAGTTGCGATCTACTGTAACTTGATCGCCTTTGGTATATGGATTGTACGAAACTAACGCACGTCCATAATGAAACTTAGTACCTGAAATCACAATTTTCACATTCAGCTTCATTCTAAGAAGTTGATAATTCTTTATCTTATCACGAATGTATGTGTTCTCACAAAATGCTGACCAAGGGTTAAACTTATAAAAGAAAGGCTGACCAACTAGCCATGTTTGCGCTGATTCACGCAATGGACGCTGGAGAAAATTCCCCAACTCACTGTCGGTATTTGTTGCTAAGTCCATGGTAGGTTCATAGACACCAACTTTCTCTGTAACCCAGCCAGCATCTTGATCTGCAAAAGCAGTAATCTGCTCTGAGGTCATAGGTGCTAATTCACCCTCAGTGGTTCCCACTGGAGGCGCATCATCGCCCATAACTCCAGATTGCGAAATCAAGAGCATAGCTTCTAATTGCTCGATACGTTTCTCTAATTGAGTAACGTGCCGATACTTCTTCGATAGTTTCTCACGCAACTCTTTATTTCGCTGCTTGAGAACTTCTATCTCATCAGTAGAGTCAAAAGACCCAATTTGGGGGATTTTAAGGTCTTCCCTCAAGACCGTTGAAGTAGGCGTGCTAGGTGCCTCTTCAAAATATGAAATTATGTTATTATTATTAATTTTAGTAATGTAATTTATTATAAATATTATGTAAGGTACATCAATCTATACATAACAGTGCTATTTTTGCGGGTTGTCAACCCGTCCCTAAATAAGGACTGTTAAATGACCATTTGCGTAGCTGTCCACAAACGGTAGGTAATTCAGAACCTATCAATTCGTGCGTTAATCATATCGCAAACGACTATTTTTAGCTTATCCAACGCATAGCTGCGGTGGCCCTCGGTATAAAGCCCCCAAGGCGGGCTTATGAAGCCGATCTAAAGATCGAACTTCTGACGATACCATTGCAAGCGTTCATCATAAGTCATGATGTCGCCAACAATGGGACGAATTCCAGCAGCAAAAGCAACTTCTTCGAGTTGCTTCCTCCTGAGTTCGTAGACTTCGCGGCCAAACTCAAAATATTTGAGGGCCACATTTTGAATAGCTTCAGCACTAGATTGTTCCATAGTCAAAACCTTTGACTTCAAGTGAGTGTGCAACATCTTAGCAATGGAGCCATCCTCGACTGGGGAGCGGTACAAGCCCAATTCCTCGTCCCAAACAGCATAATGTTTCAAAAATGAAGCATCACGCAAATGGATAAAAGGAACGGATTCCGCCTCCTTGTCAGCCATGGTATAAGTAATACCAGTCTTAGCAAGTTGTGCAGCGATAGCAGTGTGATTAAAATCATCATAGCCCTTGGCAACGGTCATGATGTTATCATCACCATATGTCATTGCTGAAACAACCTTGCTAAAATGAGGAACTCTTAACCAACGCTTCTCCTCTGCAATAGCATAATAAGTGTAGCGAAGGTAAAGAGAATTTACCATACTGTTAATAATTACTGTAAGTGGATGTCCAGATGGATTAGATCCATGAAACTGGACAATTGTTCCAAAGTAATCATAAGTAGGATAGGTGATTTCAGTAGCGATACCACGCATAATTGTAATGTCATCCGCATCATAATTTCCACTCCTTTCAGCAATTGAAATCAAAAGCTTAAAGGAGGCAGACATGAATTGGGGACTCATACGTCCATCAAATTTCTTGTAATCACCAGCAATAGCACGATCCCATCCGTGCTTACCAATATGGTTATACAACTCAGTCCATTCTGGGGACTGAACTACTGTGCCTACAGCACACTCCGTAATAATCTTGTTGCGTTGCACAAGCGCAGCCAATGTCAAAAAGTACTTGCGTACTAACAAAACAAAGGCAAAACATGCCGCAGCAAAAATACGAGCTTTATCCTTTGATAGAGCTGTAGGTTCATCTTTGAAAGAGGCTTTGAAGATAGTGTTAATTGACTTTCCAGACAACAACATGGCTTCCATCTTCTCCAACTCTTGAATAATCAAAGGTTCAAGATCACGAGGACAGGAAATTCCTTCCACCACGCGATCTGATTTACTAACAAACTGATGCTTGCTTCCCTTTCCAGGGAAACCAACAGCAGTATTTGCATTAATAGGATTAACACCAAGAACTCCATCCAATCCAGCTAAATTCACATCCAGTGAAATTTTACCAACTTTGGCAAGTTCACTTTCAGGAATTTGAGCTAACTGGAGGGAATAATCAGTGTAAGCCTTTTGCAAAATTTTAGTATCAAACATCACAGCAGTATCTACTTTTCCAGCAATATCGCGTTCACGATGGATGCGATCTCCCAAATTAGGAGGAGGACCATGAATTTTAGGAATAAACATGATTTCCTCTACACTTTGGGAAATAAGTGAAGTAGTGACTGCACTTTTCCTATTAAAACTTGGCTCAAATTGATGAGCTCCATGCACACGAATACGTGCATCACTGGGAAGATCCCTAGTGACACACTTCTCATGTGGAGCCCTCATAGGACCAAATTCAATTCCCATAGAAGTAGTGTCTAGTGGAGTAGCAGAATGAGCAATCATGATTCCCGCCTGAGAATCAAGTTCGTTCAAAGTATCTCTAAGCTGCTGACGGGTGACGAAACCCGCACCACCAGTATGATTACGTCCAGCCAAATGATATCCCGCAATAAAGGGGATACCGTTGGCATTTCCAACTAATGTGGCCATACAAAGGCCACCGAATGTAGGAACGGGAAAATAATATTTCAAACCAGGAAAGAATCCGGCTGTCTTAGTGACAACCCGACCCCTAGTTGCAGTCATTTCAGGATATTGCACCAATTTCTCGCCATCATTGTATAAAGTGATGACACTCAATTTTTTACCCTCCTCAATATCTTTAGGGTGATAGTCAATAATATCACGGTGCAAACCTGCTCCTGGACAATTCCAGAGAGCAAAATCAGTTCCACGAATACGTTTTGCACACCTAGTATCCAAGGGTAAATTCTTGAAAGTGTGACCACCAATCTTAGACAAAGTAACATACTCTGTCTTAGTTGGAACCATGTGCCATGGTAACATTATCACATTGCCACATATAGGTTGTGCATCACAATATTCTCCATCTGGTTTCTGAATGACCATAAGTTTATGGCCAATCAAATTGACAAAATCGGGCATTGAAATAGTGCGTGATTTCTCACTAACACCAGCATCTCCAAATTGGTATTTACGTTCAGTACCACGCTTATCCCAAAACTCAACCTCTTGTTGCCAAGGTTTGGCATCAGGTTGAAGAGTAATGGGTTTACCTGCATTGGAAACGGGAAGTGCTTTCCACTTCTTGGCTAAAACAACCAAGAGCTTCCAAACTCCGATAGAAATCAAAAAATAGACAATTTTCATGCGTGCTCCCCAACTCATCGAGCGAATATACTCAGATGGTCGAGGAACACTAGTGAACTTCTTCACAACTGCACGTCGCATGAGATAAAATCTCACAGCAACGTAAGCAGCATAAAGAAGAGTAATTGCAAGGATCGCCCAAGATCCTCGCACATGGACAACAGCATCGTAACCTAGAATAACAAAAACACATACTAAGTAATATCCAATGCTATTCATGATGGTTTCCCTCAACCTATTCCTCATAAGGAACGCAATAATAGCAGTTCCAAATTGAGACATAAGGAGTGTTCGCATCAAGTCGTTGATCCATGCAACAAACCGGGATTCGACGTTAGCGAGGTATTCTGCAACCTCGCTAATACTAGCAATACCAGCCTGGGAATCAAGTGTGCATTCTTTGCACATTTGGACTGGCATGCCACAATCACACAAATTAATATCAGCCATTGCATTTTGCGCTTCAACGAAGTTCCTCTGATGCTCAAAATGTTTTTGAGAATCATATTTGAGGAAACGAAGAAGAGTGTAAATGTCAACATCAACCAATTCCTTACCTTCAAACTTTCTAGGTCTGAATTTGACTGTCTGAGTCTTTCCAGAACGAAACTTATCACCAGTACTGTTTTCGGGGCAATATGGCTCCTCTACAGTATAGGTAGCATAATCTGGAAATTGATCATTCTTCATGTGAGCAATTTTATCACTATCCAACATATCCAAACCGTCCTTACGGTACTCAGGCTTTGACTTTTGAGTAATGGTGCACTCAAAACGCCTGTTAATAGAAGGGGGTTCGTTAGATGTTTGATTAGATAGCAAATCCTTAACATTAGTAGTCGCAGTCACTACTTTAGGTTCAATCATAACCTTTCCTTTCATTTCAGCATTCGCATTCAAAGCAGCCATTGGCATGTTATTTAAAAACATGATGACACAATGAGTAGGCGAACCATCAGTATATTGAAGAGTGGTGTTACAGATATCATCACACTTGATACCTTCATGAAAAGTGAAAAGCTCAGATTGAAATTTGTCCAACATATTAAGGGAAACTACCGCGCGAGGACTACTATCGTAACCGTTGACTTCCAAAACAAAACGTGTCAAACGATCACAAATAGCGGATTTTCCAACTCCAGACTTTCCAAAAAGAAGCATACCATACGGTTTGATACGTAGGTTCGCCTTCTTAGAGAGAGTACGGGACGCTTGGATATCGCGCAAAATAGCGAGACGAGACGAGTAATAAGCTCGTTCTCCGGGAGAACAGGTGTTCAAGAATGATAAAGTGGTATCAATACATTCATGAACGCGACGATCATAAGTCTCTTCACTAACTTCAGCCTCACGGCCTAGGTCAATGAAAGTCTTTTGGGATTTGATAAAAGTGAATTCATCATCATAACTATTTCTAGCTTGAGTCTTAAAGAACATATCAATGTTTCCAGTCTCATATACTAAATATAATTTTGACAGAATTAACTTACCAAAGGTAGCTAACTTCTCAAGCAACTGAATAAAAGAAACTTTCTTTCTCAATGGCTCGGAAACGAGAATTGAAATATTCTTGTAAGAAATGTCAATCTTCTTCAAAAATCCTAAGGTGATCATCATCTGTAAAATGTGGTATAGTTCAGTAAAGACTTCACTTTCCTTGAACAAAGTCCAATACTTTCCTACATCAAAAGATTTGAGTGCAGAAAATGAAAAATCGAATTCTTCACACATCTCACGAAACTTTAGCCAATTGGTACCAAATAAATCGATAATCCAATCGGGGGCATCTAAAGCAAAGTGTATAACATCTTCTATACCAGACTGAGAGTCCAAGGCTTGGTTCGCTTGGCGAACTTTCCTCTTCTCTCGAGTCTCCTTATTACGAGCTTCCATTGCTCGCTGCGCACGTTCTTTACGAGCGCGTGCCTTCTTTTCATTCTTCTGGCGAGATTCCCATTTACTCTGACCATAGCCAGATTGGGCTTCCATCATAAAGGAGTGAAAAAGGAAAAAATAAACTGAAAAGATAAGTGGATAAACCACATATCTCCAGGTTCCCTGGTCGTTCAAATTTGATTCCTCGAAAAAGTTCGAATTCATGATTTAAATGGGAACTAGGACTAACCTCAAAGGGCTAAACAAAACTAAGAACAAATCCTGCTAAAGCAATCGATTTTCTAACTGTGTGAGACCTCAGCGAAATATTCATAGGTACGAAAAATTTAGGTGACCAAACCTCCTCACTCAGGTTGTCATGAGGTAAACGTACTTAAATAAACGCATATTGTATACCAGAGCTCCACATAAGAGGCTTATTGACATAGCTCTATATCGGTGGATTAAAGTACACACACGAGACCAATTCTTCTTCGAATGGCGTTAACTCTACTATCTCACTTCAACCCTGCTGCGGGTGGAAATAGGTTAAATCGAGTAATACACACTAAAAGTGGGATTCTCATCTGAATACAAAACAATTTGCATAAATCTCAGTCATCCAATGTCATACAATAACATTCAATGTTCTATATGGACAAATCAAAACATAGCTCGTCCTTAAAAGCTACTATGATTTTCCACAGAAGGTGCTGATTTAATGACGCAGTTGACTCTACGGGGTGACGGCATTCACATATGCTATAGTAGCCACAACTATAGCTGACAATGCGGTCATCTCTTACGGAATTAGTTTTTTCCGGAGTGATGACTAAATATCATATTAATATACATTCTCATAATCTATACATTTGCCTTTCGGTAATTGTATAGGTCTCTTATAATGTATAAAGGAAGTGCAATTAGGGGTTCTACCCCTATTTGACACGCCTTTACGCATTTTAAAATAAGAGCAGAACAAGTACTGCAATGAATATGTATGTTTGCCGGGTAGTGCGGTACACTACACAAACATATGTAAGGGAGAGAACCATGGAGTTATTCCATGGTTCTCTCCC